TTTGATACTGAAACTCTTGAGTTGGAGGCAATTGATAATCCTTTCACACTTTATGAGATTATCTACTATAATGATACTCCCAGACAACTGTTCAAATTTACAGACTACACAGATAAGATCGTGAAAGTAGTTGTCAAACAAAAAAGTAACGAAAAAGAATACGATCGGTTTTTAGATGCTTTGATGAAAGTCAATCCTTATGATGTAAAGATCGTAGAAAAAATTGATAATATCTCTTTTGATGATGAGATTGTCAATCAAACGGAAGACACTATGACACTTCTTGATAAGTATGTTGATGATTTGGAGACAGATCTAAATAAATCCAAGATCAAAAGTCTAATCAAAAATATCTATCAAGAAGCGTGTGAGGTTATGTAATGTATATCATTACAATCAAGGGAAAAGATGACGAAGGAGCATATGCTGTAAAGGATGAGTTTGGAGAAAAAGTTGTATTTTTGTTTGAAAAAAAAGATGATGCAATAAGATATGCTCTACTAATGGAAGAAGACGGATGTCCAGAAATGGATGTCATTCAAGTCAATGATACCGTTGCCGTTGCTGCATGTGAGAAAGCTGGAGTAAAATATACTATAATCACTGAAGACGACATTGTAATTCCACCACGAGATAATGATTGAGTTCAAAGAAATTCGTTATAAAAATTTTCTTTCATCGGGAAATCAATTTACAAAAATCAAACTAAATCAAAATACTAATACTCTGATTGTCGGACAGAATGGTGCTGGTAAGTCAACCATTCTCGATGCTTTGTGTTTTTCTTTATTCAATAAACCATTCAGGAAGATCAACAAAAATCAAATCATCAACTCTACCAATGAAAAGGATTGTGTAGTTGAAATTGATTTCAATGTGAACCGAAATGAATATAAAGTTATTCGTGGGATCAAACCTGGAATTTTTGAGATCTATCAAAATGGAAAGAAGTTGAATGAGGATGCTTCTGCACAAGATCAGCAGAAGACATTAGAGCAGAGTATACTCAAACTCAATTACAAATCTTTTACGCAGATTGTTATTTTGGGTAGTGCATCATTTGTTCCTTTCATGCAACTCCCTGCTGCTCATAGAAGAGAAGTGATTGAAGATCTTCTTGATATAAAGGTGTTTTCTTCTATGTCAGAGATCTTGAAGAACAAGATCAAAGACGCCAAGGAAACAGTCAAGACATTGGAGTTGAAAAAAGAAAGCATTGCTGATAAAATTGTAATGCAGCAAAACTTTATCAGACAAATTGAAGAGACTGGACAAAATGATATCAAAGATAAACAAACGCAAATATCTGAGTGCGAAGAAGAAGTTTCTAACTATAATGAAAGTGTCTCCAGTCTTTTACAGAAAGTTCAAGACAAGCAACAAGAAATAGAAAAGTATACAGACGCTTCTGATACTCTTCGTAAATTAGGAACATTCAAGGGTAAAATTGGGAATAAAAAACAAAACTCTAACGAGGAATTTGAATTTTTCAAGGAGAATTCGGTTTGCCCAACATGTACACAAACGATTGAAGAAACGTTTCGTGTAAATAAGATTGAAGAGCTCCAGCAAGTCCTAAGTTCTTACGAAAGTAATCTTCAAGAAATTGAAGATACAATCAAAAAAGAAGAAGAACGTGAACAAGCATTCTTCGGACTTCAAAGGGAGATTACAAAACTACAAAATGAAATTTCTCAGATCAACATTCGTATTTCTAACGCAAACAAATCAAAGTCAACTCTTGAAAAAGAAATTCAAACAATTACCACAAGACTTGAAAATAGAAATATTGAGCACGAAAAACTGAGTGAGTATAAAACTAATCTAAGGCAGATACTTTTAGATTTAGAACAACTAAAGGAAGATTACGGATACTATCTTCAAGCGAATGTTCTACTCAAAGATGATGGTGTAAAAAGTAGCATCATCAAAAAGTATTTGCCACTCATCAATCAGCAAGTCAATAAGTATTTGCAGATGATGGACTTCTTCATCAACTTTACTTTGGATGAAGAGTTCAACGAAAAAATTCAAACTCCAATTCACGAAAACTTTTCTTATGCTTCTTTCTCCGAAGGAGAAAAAATGAGAATTGATTTATCTTTGCTATTTACTTGGCGAGAAATTGCAAGATTGAAGAATAGTATTTCAACAAATCTTCTCATTATGGATGAAGTATTTGATAGTTCTTTAGATGGGTTGGGAACTGATGAGTTCTTCAAGATCATTCGCTATGTGGTCAGCGATGCTAATATCTTTATCATTTCACATAAGAATGAATTGCACGAAAAGTTTGAAAATGTGCTAGAATTCCATAAGGTCAAGGGTTTCAGTCAATTGAAGGCTTGACAAATAGTTTTGGGGAGATCTAACGATCTCCCCTTTTTTATAGGGGTCTGAGAATTAGGTTTTCATCATATCGAGCATATTGAAATCCGTCTTCATATAAATCACTAAAACCAAATCTTTTAGCAACTAAAGATCGTTGGCGTTTTCCAATATCCAATCCAGTTTCTGTAAATCCTAGATTGATTTTTGGACCATGAGGAAGAGCTGCTAGTATGTCTCCTGGATTTGGTTTTTGGTCTAGCAATCCATACTTCAAGTGATCTTTAGTTTGTTTCATAAAATGAGTAAAGATTTTATTTCTTTCCTCTAAAGAAAATTCACTCGGTTGTTTGGTGTAAGAAACTTCGTATCCTACTTCAATTACACGAGTTTTCTCTTCAAATAAAATTCTTTCAGCAAGTCTTTTCACGTTACCATTATCTACAAATTCTAGATATAGGTAACTTTTTTTATTGGGATAAACGATGAGAAATGTAGTGACGGTCATACTACCATCATTACAGTTGTATCTCACGGGGTACTTTATTTTTTCTGGTTTTGGGTCTATAATAGAATTGTCCACATACCCCAAATTTGACAATAGACTTTCAAAGTCTTCCATATCTGCAATGTGTTTGTATCATTATAACTTATATGGGCACCCCTTGACAAGTCTTTATTTTTGCTATATAATTTTGTTGTAATTCGTTACAAATCTTTGATGTCTGTAACATCTAATGAATTTGGCCAACAAAATATGTGGGCTAAAGAACCTACCATGTACATTGATAAAGGAATACAAGAACAAATGGATAACAACGTATACGAAACTCATAACGAGAAAGCAGAAAAACTAAATGGTCGCCTAGCAATGCTCGGGGTTATCGCAGCAATCGGTGCTTATGCACTTACAGGACAACTAATTCCTGGAATTTGGTGATTTTAGGAAAATAATTTTGAAAGGGGGGATTTCCAATCCCCTTTTTTTGTGCTATAATTCAAAGTGAACTTTATTATGGAAAGATGTCACAAGACTATTGGGAAGAAGATGGTATAAGTATAACAGGAAATCCAAACGCATCTTCTGATATTATTTCTTTTGGCAGTAATACTGACTTTGTTTTTACTGGAAAACCAGTTGCAGCACATCAATTTTTTACTACAAACACAGACACTGTTACATTCGATTTAAATACGGCAAATAATAGAAACGGTTTTTGGAAATATAGTGAAGATAAAACTCTTAAAGTTGTTGAAGAGTATCTTGCAAGCACATACAATTCTCATTACACTTCAGAGCAATCAAAAACTCAAACTCTAGATTTGATTGAAAGTATTGGAGACGCTGAACCGTTTACTCGTTCTAATGCAATCAAATATCTTTCACGTTTTGGAAAGAAGAATGGTAAATCTAAAATGGATATACTGAAAGCAATTCATTACTGCATTCTTCTGTATCACTTTGCAGGGCTTCATAACGAACCTACACAACCTTATAATGAACGATGAAATTTTCTGACAAGACAATCAAAATTCTTCAAAATTTTACTGCAATCAATCAGTCACTATCCTTCAAAGAAGGTAAAAAACTTCGGACTATTTCTCCGATGCAGAATGTTTTTGCAGAAGCAGAGATTGAAGAATATATTCCAAAAGACTTTGCTATCTATGATCTTCCTCAATTTCTAAACACAATCGGACTTTATAAAGATCCTGATATTGATGTGTCTAGTGAAGATCGTTATGCAAGTATCAAAGAAGGTAAAGCAAATCGTTCAAAGTATTTCTTTTCAGATCCTAGTGTAATTATTGCACCCCTAGATCGTGAAATGAAACTTCCTTCGCAAGAAGTTTGTTTTGTCCTTCAGGAAGATCAACTTCAAAAGATTTTGAAGTCTTCTTCTATTCTTGGACTTCCAGATCTTGCTGCTGTTGGCGAAGCAGGAGTTATCAAACTTGTTGTCAGTGATAGGAAAAACGATACTTCAAACGAATATTCAATCGTTGTTGGTGAAACTGATACTGAGTTTTCATTCAATTTCAAGATTGAGAATATCAAACTAATTCCTGGTAGTTATGAAGTTGTGATTTCAGAAAAGAAACTTGCTAGGTTCTTTAGCGAGCGTTATAATCTTACTTACTTTATCGCACTTGAACCAGATAGCGTTTATGGATCGTAATGACTTTCTTTGGGTAGAAAAATATCGACCAAAGAAAATTGATGATTGTATTCTTCCTGATGCAATCAAATCTACTCTAAAGGACTTTGTAAGTAAAGGAGAAATTCCAAATCTTCTTCTTGCAGGTCCTCCTGGTATTGGTAAAACAACAGTTGCAAAAGCACTTTGCCACGAACTAAAATCAGATTGTTATGTAATAAACGGATCAGATGAAGGACGATTTTTGGACACGGTTAGAAATCAAGCAAAGAATTTTGCTTCGACCGTATCGCTTTCAGCAATGGACGCAAAGCACAAAGTCATCATTATTGACGAAGCTGATAACACAACCCACGACGTACAACTCTTACTGCGGGCGAATATTGAGGCATTTTATAACAACTGCCGCTTCATCTTTACCTGCAACTACAAGAACAAAATCATCGAACCACTGCATTCAAGATGTGCAGTCGTCGATTTCTCCATCACAGGAAAGCAGAAACCTGCAATCGCAGCAGCATTCTTCAAGCGTCTCGGGATTATTCTTGAGACAGAGAATGTCAAACATGATCCAAAAGTTCTTGTCGAAATAATCAATCAGCATTTTCCTGATTGGCGTCGCATTCTAAATGAATGTCAGCGTTATTCTGCTGGCGGATCTATCGACACTGGTATTCTTAGTCTTCTTTCTAACGTAAATACTAAAGAACTTGTTGGATATCTTGCAAAGAAAGAGTTTGCTAATGTCCGCAAGTGGATCGTTCAAAACTTAGATAATGATCCCAACACAATTCTTCGCAACATCTATGATTGTATTTACGACACACTCAAATCAAATTCTATTCCTGAAGCAGTATTGATCATTGCTAAGTATCAGTATCAAACTGCATTTGTTGCCGATCAAGAAATCAATCTTCTGGCAGCACTAACTGAAATTATGTGTAATTGTGAATTCAAATGACAATTGAACCTGGAATGATTTTGCGTCCTTTTGGACCAGTCTTATATAAGAGTAAGATTTCTGAAAATCTTCGTCAAGTAATTCTTGATGCAGCAGCAAATTCTAAAATTGAAAACAATCATTTGCTTGCTGGTAACATTGATCGGGAAGTTGCTTTTCATATGGATGTTGATAGTGTCAATGAACTTCAAGAATATCTTGGCGATTATCTAATTCAAATGAGCAAGGTTGGAATGTATACTCCACCAGAAGATCAAGAACTGCGGGATATTGAACTTGATCGTCCATGGGTAAATGTTCAACGTAAAGGTGAATGGAACCCACCACATATTCATGCTGGCGATTTCTCTTGTGTGATTTACGCACAGGTTCCAGAGGCATTGAAAGATGAATGGAAGCATCCTTCTCAACGTGGTAGAAATCCTACTGGAGGTATGATTGAATGGCAGTACGGACAATGGGCACCACATAATAATCATAGATTTGGACCTGTCGCACCAGAAGAAGGAGACATCTACATGTTTCCCGCATGGTTGATCCATTATGTATATCCTTTCAATGCTGATATAGAACGTATTAGTTTTTCAACTAATTTTTTCTTGAACTACGGACCAAAAAATAACGCTTGATTATGACAAGTTTGAAAACACCCCTTCGTTATCCTGGCGGAAAGTCAAGAGCAACAAGTAAAATTAGTCAATTTTTTCCAGATCTTTCTAACTATCAGGAGTATCGTGAACCTTTCCTTGGAGGAGGATCTGTTGCACTTTATGTTACTCAACAATATCCAAATCTCAACATCTGGGTCAACGATCTTTATGAACCACTTATCAATTTTTGGAAACAGTTGAGGAGTAATGGCAATGAAATTACGAGATATCTCAAAGATCTCAAACAAAGGCACGATGATCCTGATCGAGCCAAAGTTCTCTTTTTGGAAAGCAAGGAATACCTTAGTGCGGTTCCTAAAAGAACCGATGACTTACACCGTGCCATTTCTTATTATATTGTCAATAAGTGTTCCTTTTCTGGTCTCACCGAAAACTCATCATTTTCCCCTCAAGCATCAGAGAACAATTTCTCTATGCGGGGCATTGAAAAATTGCCAGAGTATTCTAAGATAATCGAAAACTGGACGATGACTAACTACCATTATAGTGATCTGATTTCTTTTTACAGTGATGATAGTGCTTTTGTATATCTCGATCCTCCTTATGACATTAAGGATAATCTCTACGGGAACAAAGGATCAATGCACAAAGGATTTGATCACGATCAGTTTGCTGCTGATTGCGATAATAGTTCACTTCATATGTTAATTAGTTATAATTCATCACAGTTAGTCAAAGATAGATTTTCTAAATGGTCTGCAGTTGAGTTTGATCATACATATACTATGAGATCAACTGGAGATTATCTAATGGACCAGAAGGATCGAAAAGAACTTCTTCTTCTAAACTACTCTGATGGGCAAGCATTATCTACTTAATTTGTACGGATGTTCATTCGTTTTGTTAGACGATGAACAATACCTTATAGAATTGCTAGAAAATGCTGCGGAAGCAAGTGGCGCTACTGTACTTCAGACGATTTCAAAAAAGTTTGATCCTCAAGGAGTTACTGTTGTATCTTTACTTGCCGAAAGTCATATTAGTATTCACACTTGGCCAGAAGAAGGTAGAGCGTCAGTAGATGTTTATACTTGCGGAAATTCTAATCCAAAAATAGGTTGCGATATTATTGTTCACCAGTTATATTCACAATCACATACACTATCCTACATTGAAAGATGATTATCAATTTTAATTCCAACTTCAAACCAGTCATTCGTTATGAAAAAGAAATTCCTGGGTATTATTGTAATACTGAGGCAAAATTATGGAGTTCTAAATCCAATAGATTTCTAACACCAAAACCAAAATATGCGGCTAGAATTGAAAAGGAAGGATTACGATTTAGATGTTACTCTTATATTTTATCAGTACCAAAAGACCTTTATACCGATTATGATCATCGAGCACGAGGTAAGAAGCATTCTCCAGCAATATCAATAGATGCTCATCGTGTTGTCATGGAAACATGGAGACCTATTGACCAATTTCCACCAAAAGAAGTTGCTGAATGTTGGGATCAAATCCCAGAACCTGCTAAGGAATGGATTAGAAGGACAGCATATGTTGATCATATTGATGATGATCCTGCTAATAATCATGTAGACAATCTACGTTGGGTTATGCCAATTGATAATCAATCAGATAGAAAAAAAGCAGCAATTAATATAAGATGAAATGTGAAGTCCAACTCTATGTTGCTGGTACGGTTTTTTATGAAACTGTAATTGCCAAAGATTATAAAGAAGCAAAAGAAGTTGCTCTTGCTCGTAATCCCAATGCAAAAGTAATTGCTGTTACTGCAAAATTTAAATAATGGAATTGAAAGACTGGTTGAATAGTATCAACACTTCAAAGATCAATATGATCGATGAAGATTCTACAATTGAGAATAAGTATTTACCATATATTGTCAACAGATGTTTGTCTGGACATGTTGATGCTGTGATGTTTGCTAATGAAATGAACATAAATCATCATTTAGACAAAAAGTTGCAGTATGATTTTTTACTAAATACTTTGAGATCGAAACGGAGATTTTCTCCGTGGATCAAAAAGGAAGAATTGAAGAACCTTGAATGTGTTAAATCTTACTATGGTTATAGTAATGAAAAAGCCAGACAAGCTCTTTCTCTTCTAACAGAAGATCAACTAACGTTCATTAGAAAGAAACTTGATACTGGAGGAATAAAATGAGTGTTGTCGTCGAGCCCGAATATCATTGGTCTCCCGATAAGATGGTTGAAGTTGTACTTGCAGAACCTGATGATTTTCTCAAGGTTCGTGAGACACTAACGAGAATCGGTGTTGCATCAAGAAAAGAAAAGAAACTATATCAATCTTGCCATATTCTGCATAAGCAAGGTAAGTATTATATCGTTCATTTCAAAGAACTTTTTGCCCTTGATGGTAAGAGAGCAAATCTTAGCATCAATGATGTTCAACGTAGAAATAGAATTATCCAGCTCCTTGCTGACTGGGGTCTAATTGAAGTCCTCAAACCAGATATGATTTCTGATATTGCACCACTTAATCAAATCAAAGTGATTGCATATAAAGAAAAGGGAGAATGGGTGTTGGAAACCAAATATAATATTGGTAAAAAACGAACAGAACAGTGATAACCGAATAAAAGTCGCGGGTTTTTACGACCCGCTTTTTTATTGAATGCTATATAATTAGTAATGTCGCCGTAAGGGACATTCACACTAGACGCTTAAAAGAGGTCACTATGTTTGGTTCACATTCAATTACACTTAGCGTGCCTGAAACCAGGACGTATTTAGACGCAATCACAAATAAAAGTTATCCGCCACATAATATTTTAAGGACAAAAGAAGGATATTGTCTGGAATTAGCGGTAGCGGGATTCAAAAAAGAAGAAATTAAAGTTTACACCGAAGAGGGTAATCTTTATGTTGAAGGATTGCGTGAAGACAGTCATGATGAAACTGAATACATCTATCGAGGACTAGCTTTCCGTCGATTTAGTCGTGCTTGGAAAGTGCCCGAGGATCTACAGATCGATGAAGTTACTCACCGCGATGGATTGGTTTCTGTCTCCTTCAAGAAGATCATTCCTGAAGCACAAAGAAGAAAAGATTACCTCTAAATACTTCAAAACGAATGAAGTGTTTTGTATAGTCGTATAAGAAGGCACATTTCAGCGTCAGATTTGAGAAAACTAAATGAAAGTCTGACGCTGAAATTTAGAGATCAACTCAATCCAACATTCTGGGATGGGTATGTTCTGAAGTCAAATATCAGAACTGCCTTTCTCAGATTTGCTGATGCATTTGCAGAATATGTTGAACTTGACAGTAAAGCGATCAAAGATGTGTTGATGCTTGGTGGTAATGCTGGATATAACTATACTCCATATTCAGACATTGATGTTCATTTGGTTGTAGATCCAAAGTATCTTCCACAGTGTGATCCAGAACTGTTGGACGATTACTTTAAGGACAAAAAAACTTTATGGTCATTGACACATGATGTAAAGGTTTATGGTGCAGATTTAGAACCTTACATTGAAAAACCTGGAGTTGCGAGAAGAAAAAGTCAGGGAGTTTACAGTATACTAAAAAACAAGTGGGTTCAAAAACCTCAAAAGTTTGAGGGAGAACTTGATGAAGCAGAATTAGAAAAGAAAACTAATAATATCAAAAACAAAATTGACACATTGATCCGAGGTAATAATGAAACTGGACTTCGTGCAATTCTAAAGAAACTAAACACAGCAAGGAATTCTTCTTTGGATAAATTTGGTGAATATGGATTTGAAAATCTTGTGTTCAAAGAACTACGTAACAGCGGATATGTTGACAAGGTACGCAAGGCAGTGGTAGAATTGAAGACACAGAAGTTGTCTTTACCATGATCAAAATTTTATTTTTGAAGACTAATATTATTTTGATTAGTAGAATTGAGGAAGTACCATCGGAACTTGGGGAACCTGATTGCAAACTAATCAAACCGTTTGTAATTGCTGAAACTGGTCTAATTCCATGGATGAATGCATTTACTACTCAATCTGAAATGATGATCCATTCTGATAGTATCTTGACTATTGTAGATCCAAACAAAGAATTTCTTGATAAGTATCAATCGTTGACTGCTGAATGAGGTATTACACAAACGTTCAAATGGTTGGGAACGAGTTTCTCGTTCGCGGATTTGAAAATGGTAAAAGTTTTATTACCCGTGAAAGATTTGAACCAACATTATTTGTTCCAAGTCAAAAGAAAACCAAGTACAAAACACTAGAAGGTAAGTACGTACAAGAAATTCAACCAGGAAGCGTAAGAGACTGTCGTGAGTTTATCAAAACTCATGAAAATATAGAAGGATTTGAGATTTACGGAAATACAAGATACATCTATCAGTATATTTCGGAAAAATATCCTGAAGATCATATTGAGTTTGATCTCAAAAAGATGAAACTTGTAACGATTGATATTGAAGTTGCATCAGAACGTGGGTTTCCTACCGTTGCAAAGTGTGATGAAGAGATGCTTTGTATTACATTGCAAAATTATGCAACCAAAAGAATTATTACCTTTGGACAAGGTAAGTTTCAAAACAACGATCCAGAAGTTCAATATGTTGAATGTAAAGATGAATACGATCTTCTCAATCAATTTTTAGGGTATTGGCAAACCAATACTCCAGAAGTAATCACTGGATGGAATTGTACGTTGTATGACATTCCATATCTTGCAAAACGTATTGCAAGAGTTCTTGGAGAAAAGGCAGTAAAAATTCTTTCTCCTTGGGGACTTGTTACTAATGAAGAGATTACTCTTACTGGTCGTCAGCACCTAGTCTATGATATTGGCGGAATTACTGTTCTCGATTACCTAGATCTTTATAAAAAATTTACTTATAAAGCGCAAGAAAGTTATCGCCTTGATTATATTGGTGAAGTAGAACTTGGTAAAAAGAAACTCGACCACTCCGAGTTTGATACATTCAAAGAGTTTTATACTAAGAATTGGCAAAAGTTTGTAGAGTACAACATCCAAGACGTGCGACTGGTTGACGCACTTGAGGAAAAGATGAAACTCGTTGAACTAGCAGTTACCATGGCATTTGATGCTAAGGTAAACTTCCATGATGTTTTCTATCAAGTTCGTATGTGGGATATGATCATTTACAATGATCTAAAGAAAAAGAATATTGTTATTCCTCCCAAGAAAGATGAAAATAAAAATGAGAAGTATGCTGGTGCTTATGTAAAAGAACCTATTCCTGGGTTGTATGATTGGATTGTTAGTTTTGACTTGAACAGTCTATATCCACATTTGATCATGCAATACAATATTTCACCAGAAACACTTCTTGATAGGAAGTTTCCTGGCGTTAGTGTTGATAAACTTTTAAATAAAGAAGTTGATCTTAGTCAACTTGATGGTGTGACTGTGTGTCCTAATGGGGCTCAGTTTACTACTAAGAAGCGTGGGTTCCTTCCAGTATTGATGGAGAGAATTTATAATGAGCGTGTGATCTTCAAAAAGAAAATGTTAGAGGCAAAAAAAGAATATGAAAAGAAGAAAACTAAGGTACTGGAACGGGAGATTGCACGATGCAACAACATCCAGATGGCAAAAAAGATCCAGCTCAATAGTGCTTATGGCGCTATCGGCAATAATTATTTTCGTTACTATAAGTTGGATAATGCTGAGGCAATTACTCTCGGGGGTCAGCTCAGTATACGATGGATCGAAGCGAAGATGAATTCATATATAAACAAAATTCTCAAAACAGATAATGTCGATTATGTGGTTGCTTCTGATACCGATAGCATATATCTCAATCTCGGTCCTTTGGTTGACAGTGTATACAAGGGAAGAGAGAAAGATGCTGAAAGCATTGTTTCGTTCCTTGACAAGATCTGTCAGATGGAACTTGAAAAATATATTTCGAATTCTTACGAAGAACTGGCACAATATGTAAACGCTTATGAACAAAAGATGTTCATGAAGCGAGAAACAATCGCTGAACGTGGTATCTGGACTGCAAAGAAAAGATACATTCTCAATGCTTGGGATATTGAAGGTGTTCGCTTTAGTGAACCTAAACTCAAGATCATGGGTATTGAAGCAGTAAAATCTTCAACTCCTGCACCATGTAGATCAATGATCAAGGATGCACTAAAGTTGATGATGAATGGAACTGAAGATGATGTAATTGACTTCATTGAAAAGTCTAGAGTTCTATTCAAGAAATTGCCACCAAACGAAATTGCATTTCCACGTACAGTGTCTGATGTAGATAAGTATAAGAGTAATCTTTCAATCTACGCAAAAGGAACTCCAATCCATACAAGAGGAGCATTACTATTCAATTATTACATAAAGGAAAAGAAACTTTCTGAAAAATATAATACCATCAACAATGGTGAAAAAATCAAGTTTTGCTATTTGAAAAAACCAAATCCAATACATGAAAATGTTATTTCATTCATCAATGAGTTTCCAATGGAACTGGGTCTTATGAATTATATTGATTATGATTTGCAATTTGATAAAGCGTTCTTGGAACCATTGAAGACACTTCTTGACAGTATTGGATGGTCTGTGGAAAAGACTTCCACACTTGATAGTTTCTTCGTGTAGTGCTATAATAGGGAAAAGAACTGTGATTATGGATTTACCAATTACCAGTGAAGAACTGAATACTATTGTAAATGCAATGTCTTTTGGTGGAGATACAAAACTTTACAAAAAACTAAAATTAGTAAAAGAACTTATGGAACAGGGTTTGCCATATAAAAAAATTCTTCGGGAACAGTACGGGATGGTGGCATAATGGACTTTCTAAAAGATATTCTAAAAGAAATCAAAGATGAATATACAAACATTGCATCTGATATTGTTGAAGAAGAAACGTATGTAGACACTGGTTCTTATATCTTCAATGCACTAGTCAGTGGATCTATTTTTGGTGGTGTATCTGGCAATAAAATTACAGCAATTGCTGGAGAAACATCAACAGGTAAAACTTTTTTTAGTCTTGCTGTTGTAAAAAACTTTCTGGACAGTAATCCAGAAAGTTATGTTCTCTATTTTGATACTGAAGCAGCGATTACTAAGTCACTTTTGGAAAGTCGTGGCGTTCCTACTGATAGATTAGTAGTTATTAATGTTGTAACTGTTGAAGAGTTTCGTAACAAGGCACTCAAGGCTGTAGATATATACTTAAAGAAATCTGTAGATCAGCGCAAACCTTGTATGTTTGTGTTAGACTCCTTAGGAATGCTTTCCACCGATAAGGAGATTACTGATGCTCTAAGTGAAAAACAAGTTCGTGACATGACAAAATCGCAACTTGTAAAGGGAGCATTTAGAATGCTAACTCTAAAACTTGGGCAAGCGAATATTCCTCTTATTGTTACTAACCATACCTACGATGTTATTGGTTCTTACGTTCCTACAAAAGAAATGGGTGGTGGCAGCGGGCTTAAGTATGCCGCTAGTACTATCATTTATCTCAGCAAGTCGAAAGAAAAGGAAGGAACAGAAGTCGTTGGAAACATTGTCAAAGCAAAGACTAATAAATCGCGTCTAACACGAGAAAATAAACAGGTAGAAGTTCGTCTTTTCTATGATGAACGAGGACTAGATCGTTATTATGGGTTACTTGATCTTGGGGAAAAACATGGTATCGTCAAAAAAGTTGGTAGCAGATATGAGATTAATGGCACTACAGCATATGCTAAATCAATTTATGCTGAACCAGAAAAGTATTTTACTGATGAACTAATGCAGTATCTAGATGCTGCAGCGAAAATGGAGTTTACTTATGGCGGAGAGGGTTCCACTGACGATACTGAAGAACCTACTAAATCGTGAAGAGTATACTCGTAAAGTATTACCTTTCATCAAAGCAGAGTATTTTGATGAACGAACCGATAAAGTAGTTTTTGAAGAGATAGGTTCTTTTATAACGAAGTATGATAGTCTTCCTCTCAAGGAAGTTTTGTATATTGAGTTGGAAAAAAGAACAGATATAACTCAAGATGAATTCAAGTTATGTGAACAACTTATTGCATCTCTTGATCCTTCTGATGTAGATTTTCAGTGGGCTCTTGATACCACTGAAGAGTGGTGTAAAGAACGTGCTATTTATTTGGCATTGATGGAAAGCATCAAAATTGCTGATGGGCAAGATGAGAAAAAAGGAAGAGATGCTATCCCTTCAATTCTTTCTGATGCTTTGGCAGTTAGTTTTGATAATCATGTTGGTCACGATTACATAGATGATTACCAAGATCGCTACGCATATTATCACAGGGTCGAAAGTAAAGTCCCCTTTGATCTTGAATACTTCAATAAGATTACTGCTGGTGGTGTCTCTAACAAAACTCTTAATATCGCGCTTGCTGGCACTGGTGTCGGTAAATCTTTATTCATGTGCCATTTCGCTTCCAGCGTTCTCGTTGCAGGAAAAAATGTTTTATACATTACACTTGAAATGGCAGAAGAAAAAATTGCAGAAAGAATTGACGCAAATCTTCTCAACACTAACATCAGGGAAATTGGTGAATTACCAAAAAACACCTTCTTTAAAAAGATCAATGCACTCAGTTCACGAACCAATGGGAAATTGATTGTAAAAGAATACCCTACTGCATCTGCACACGTAGGGCATTTTAGATCACTTCTCAATGAACTTGCTCTGAAGAAATCATTTAGACCAGATATTATTTTTGTAGACTATTTGAATATCTGCTCGTCTTCTCGCTATCGTTCTGCAGTTAATGTAAATTCATATTCTTATGTGAAAGCCATTGCTGAAGAACTTCGTGGATTGGCGGTAGAGTTTGATCTTCCTATTGTTTCTGCTACTCAAACTACTAGAAGTGGTTTTACTAGTTCCGATCCAAATCTAACTGATACCTCGGAAAGTTTTGGTTTGCCTGCTACTGCTGACTTGATGTTTGCTCTTATCAGTAGTGATGAACTAGAACAACTGGGTCAAATTATGATCAAGCAATTGAAGAATAGATATAATGATCCTACCATCAATAAGAGATTTGTTGTTGGTATTGATCGTGCTAAGATGCGTCTTTATGATTGTGAACAATCTGCACAAGACAATATTCTTGACAAGGGAGACGAAGAGGAGTATAATAATGATGATAGTAAATCATCAAAAGCAAAGTTCAACGATTTTAAATTCTAATGGCATTTGAAAAATATAAACAGTTTGTTTCTGAAGTAACTAGCCCTGCATCTAGTGATAAAAATGCATTTGTTTCTCGTATTCAAGAACTTGAAGATGGTGGTCTAGAAATTCATCGGCTTCTTACTGGTGCAGTTGGTATTTCTGCAGAAGCGGGTGAGTTTATGGAAATTGTCAAGAAAATTATTTTCCAAGGTAAGCCCGCTAATGAAGATAATCTTGAACATTTGAAGATTGAACTGGGGGATATTCTTTGGTATGTTGCACAAGCATGTCTTGCTCTTGATATTTCTCTAGAAGAACTAACAGACATGAATATCAAAAAACTTTCAAAACGGTATCATGAAGGAACCTTTGATGCATACTATTCGGAAAATCGAGCAGCGGATGATCGCTAGATAAATACCCCCGTAAGGGGGATTTTTTATGGCAATCGACAAGGGTAAGCAATTTGAATACGCTATCATGCTTTCTGCATATAGTAGGATTACTAATCCTACCCTTGGAGAACAGAATGAAATACGTAAATTATCATTTCAACCAATTGAACCAGTAGTTCAAACTGCTGCTAATGAAATGATGAATAAAATTCAACCATCTAATCCTCAACAGTTTTATAAATCTTTTCGTCAGCTTGGCGGTTCTAGTCCAGAACCAAAGACTGATGTTCTTTTTATAAGGGACGGCATCAAATATAGATGCTCAATGAAATGGGGAGATGCATATCAACTATCAAGTGCAGGCATTCAAGGTACAGTAAAAGTATTGAATGATGTTCTATTCAAAGTTGCAATGGAAGGTGGAATGGGTGCTATGGAAGTAAAAAGAGTTGCAATGGCTCTTGATGAATTATCTCAAACATTAGGTGAAGGACCAAAAAAACAACCACAACCTGTTATGAAAGCAATTCTTGAAGAAGCAAAAAGATCTGGAGGATTGACTGAAAAACTTCAAGGTATTTTAGGTTCAAGAAAAAATCCTGAAGGGGATAAATTGTTTTTATCTTTCAAACGAGAACTTGTAAGAGAATCACTAACTGGTGCAATGACTTTTGGTGCTGGCAATGATAAGACTGCCAATTACATTCTCAATGAAAAGGAACTGAAGCCTATAAATGATAAATTAGTAAATGAGATTGCTGATAAAACTTATATTGATATTCGATTGAAAGGACGTGGAACTGATCCATCTGGTGTTAGACTAAACGAAGCAGTAATTAGAATTGAACCAGTAACATGAATGAACTTGTAGATGAATTGATCACTTCATATAAGTCTCTAAGAAGACGAAAACAAATTATGAAGCGTGAAATTGAAGATTTTATGCGATTTTATATTGCATCTATTGAGAACTGCAAAGAAGACAAGACTAAATATTTGCAGTATAAGACGCTAGGACTAGCGTTTATTGAGAAA